GCCGAGTTCGCGGGCGAGCTCGAAGGCTTCGCGGTGAGCGCGGTAGCGCTCGGCGAGGCTGCACGAGGCCCTTGAGCTCCCATGCCGGGGCCTCAAGGCGCTCGATCATCGCAACGTCGAACAGGTCGGCCTCGCGGAACCCGGCAACCGAGGCGAGGAATTGGCGCTCGCGGCGGGTAAGGCGCGGCACGACCAGGCGCAGGGCCTTGTCGAAGCTGATGCGCATCTGCGCCCGCTTCTCCACTTGGTGGGGCGGGAACAGCGCCTTCATGGTGGCGGCGATGGTGTGGTTTGCAGGCAAAGCTTCCCCCTCGCCCGGATTGCGGGCATTCGATGGTCCAAGAATTTCAGGTTTGCGGCCCCGGAACGGGGCGGTCAGGTCAGCCCGAGAACATGCTGATCTGCGCCGGGTCCTCTTCGGGCTTGCGCGCAGAGACGTGCGGCACCTGGTCGCGCGGGCAGACCGGCAGGTCGAGGTCGGGGCGGTCGATCAAACCGGGGCTGAAAGAGTGGATGAAAACCACTTGCGCCGCGAAGGTGTGGCCGCACCCGGTGTTGGTGCAGTGCGCCTCAAGGTGCTTGACCTTCTCGGTGATCCGCTCCGACCGGCGAATGAAGCATGGCTCGTCGCACTTCGGGCAGATGATGAATGCGCTGTCCTTCGCCATCTTGCCACCGGAGCGCAGGCGGGTCTGCAGCGGTGCGTTGATCAAAGGGCGCGAGGCAAGATGGCCTTCACCGCTCATGGACGTTCCCCCTCTTGGCGATCGATGGCAGCAAGTGCCCCGGTCAGCGTCGCGATGGCTTCCTCGATCTCGCGGCGCGCGGTGCGGCGAGCTTCCGGGTCAGCGGACTGCGCCAGCACGATCAGCGCCGCGACGGCTTCTCCGGTTTCCTTTGCCGTCGCGGCAGCGGCGGTGGAAATGCACGGCTGCGGCGCAGCGGCGGCGGCAAGATCGAGACGCAGCGAATAGACCTGATGGAAGGGCGCAACCTTCGAGCCGTGATCGAGGCAGGCCCGGTCAATCCGCTCTGCATCGATCAGCCGGATTTCCGCATTGGTGTCAGGCTCTGACCAGTTGCTGGCGGCGCGGGGTGAGACACCGCAGATCCCGCCTACGGTATCCCACCCGCCGAGGATGGCAGCGGCCTTGGTCAGCGCGAGATGGAAGGTGAGAGGTTCGCGGCGCTTGGTCATGCGATTGCTCCCGGGACCTTGGCCAGAACACGTTCGGCAGAGGCGATGCGGCGGGAAATCACGCGCCGTGCAGTTTCATCCGACGTTTCGGCGAGAACGGTTTCCAGTGCCGCGCGGCACTGGCGCAGGCATTCAGCCAGTTCCTGTTCGAGCATGGTCATTCGGCGAGCCCTCCGAACGAAAGATCGCCATGCACTTCGACGGCCCGGTTTTTCAAATCGACTTTGCGATTGCTGGGCCTTGCCTTTGGTGCGGCAAACTTAAGCAGGCCGTTCTCTACAGAGACGGAAGTCTCATCGACGAGGTCATGGAACCAGACATTGCGCCCAAAGTAGTGCTCGAAGCTATCGCAGTTGAGGTAGATTCCCACGTTCTGGCTACGGCGAGCGGCGCGAAATTGCCCATCGCGATTGGCGCGGATGCCCATGAGGCGCGTAGTAGCGAAGTCTTCGTCGAGCAGGAGATCGACCGCCGTGCGGGCGCAGTCGATACCGATCTGCGCTGCCAGATCAGGGCCAACCCAAATCACGAGCATGTCGCCTTCGCCAACGCGATGACTGGAGAAGCGGATGCGGCGGCGGGCTTCGTCATGGTGGCGAGCGAGGGGGTGGCGGCTGACGCGCTCAATCTGTCGAAGGGTCACGCGGCTTCTCCGGCTTCATTAGTGCGTTGCAAAATATGTCCGTTTTGGAACGAGACGGTCGGAAGCCGGGTGTCTACCGCGTGGAAACGAGATGGGGTTTCAACTGGATAGATGTCGGGACGAAGTTCATGCCGCGAAACGCCGGTCACAGTTTCGATCGCTTCAACGAACCTGCCTTGAGCAAGGCCGTCGCGCTGCAGCCATTTGGACAGCGCTTGCTGGGTAACTCCGATCTTGGCCGCCAGCCTAACCTGACTGCCGGAGATGGCGATTGCGCGGAGGAATGCCCGCCTTGCGGCGAGCCTCTGTTCCGGGTTCAGCGATTGTTTCAGCTCATCCATAACAACGAGCTACAATTAACAACAATAAACGTCAACAGCGAAATTGTCGGCACGGGTAGGCTGTCAGGTTGTAGGTTTTGGTAATGGCCGATTCCCGGGAAGACATGGAATTTAACCGGCGGTGGCTGGTGGAGATGCGCGGCCATCTGGGCTGGTCCACAACTGAAGCCGCAGACCATGCAAGGCGCGCTGCGGCTGACCGCCATGAGGAACTCAAGGTCTCGCAGCAGGCCGTCTCGGCCTTCGAAAACGGAAAGCTTAAGTCCACCCCTCGCTGGCTGGGCTACGTGCAAATCGCCATGAACCAATATCTTGCGGAGCGGAGTTTGGACGTTGGCGAAGTGGGAGAGTTGCGGCTCCCGCAGAACATGAGAGCATTCTTTGAGGGACGGTCGACCACAGGTTCATCGCTTACGGCGCGCACCGAAGACAAGGACATCGAGAAGGTCGCTGCCGGTCTGGGTCTCGTGCCCATACGCGAGATCGACCTGACGTTGGGGATGGGCGCAACCTATCTCGATGTGCCAGTCACGGAAACTGTGCGGCATTTCCCGCTCGACTGGATCCGCAACTACACCCGAGCTGCGCCGGAGAACCTTCTCTTCGCACAGGGTGTTGGCGATTCGATGGAGCCGACGCTTCGTGACAGCGACCTGCTGCTGATCGACTGTTCGCAGGACCGGCTCAACATGGCCGACAAGGTGTGGGCGATTGCCTATGCCAACTGTGGCGCGGTCAAGCGCCTGCGCCCAGTTCCCAGCGGCGGTGTAGAAATCCTGTCAGACAACCCTAACGTACCAACAGCCGTCGCTCACGATGGAGAAGTTCATATCTTCGGGCGAATAGTGGCCACCGTGAGAAAGATGTAGTTATGGCAGAGCCGATTGCTTCCCCCGACGACTATGCTTCATTGTCGGAGGAGGAGCGTGTTGAGTTCCTAGCAAAGGACACTTCACCGCCCGTCAAGCACATTGAACTCGCCATGACGACTGCAGTAATGATGGAAGCTGTGATGGATTTGATTGAGGCACTTAAGCAGCTTCCGAATCACACTCCAGAATCTCTGACGCGCGTTTTAGAATGCGTCCAATCTGTAAGGAAAATGCATAGGATTCTCATAGTGAACAGCGGTATCTCTCCCGAGGAGAAGGCCATCTATTTGGAACAGAACCAAAAGAGTGGCCGCTGACATGGGGAATGTAGACGATAGCTTCATTCAGCTTCGCCTATATCAACTCCGAATGGAGGATCTGGAGAGAACCCCAGATGGCGCCCCTGACTTGAAAAATGGTGGCGGGGGTGGCACATACGGGGGCATGAGCGATGATTGGAAAGCCAGCGTAGAACAGCAGCTGAACCGGCTGCACGATGACGTGCGCAATCTGCTCTATGGACTTCTTGCCTTGGCAGTCGCCGGCTGCGGCCTCTATGCGATGTTGAATTCCCAGCTCAATGGAATTCAAGTGAAGCAGGCGACGATGGACGCTAAGATCGAACAGATCGACGCCCGCACCGCTGACATGGCGAAAAAGCTCGACGAGCTGGTCGCAGCGAAGGCCGACAAGAAGTAGTTAGGCGCTTTCCAGCGAGACCTTCTGCTGGATGCCGTTGGCCCCCAGCGAGGTCTCGACGCTCTCGACCAGCCAGTTGATCGCATCGATGCGCGCGCTCCAGCCTGACAGATTCACCCGGGCATTGGGCTGGATCTGCATGTCGGCCTCGGCAAGGTCATATTCGAACTTGAAGCCACCGCGCTTGCCCTTGGCGGTGGCAGCCTTTGCCGCCTGGTCAGCTTCGGCCTCGCTCGCATAGACCCGTTTGAGCTTCTTCCGATTCGTGCCGCCAGTGCTGACCTTCTTGCGCTTGCCCTCGGCAGGATCGTGGTATTCGGCTTCGGCCCCGTCGTTCTCCTCGCGATCGGCCCGGGTGAAGCGCCATGCCCAGCCATGCTGGCGAGTGAGCGTGAGCGAGGGGATAGCCTTGCCGCTGGGGGTGGTCTTCGCCCCTACCGGCATGAAGATCAGCTTGCGATCTTTCCACGTTGCCAAGGCATCGAACCTGCGCCCGAGATCCATGACAAAGGCCATGTCGCTTTTCAGGTGCTGTTCGAGCACGGCGATGGCAGCCCCGCGCAGATCCGGGTGCACCATGCTTTCCACGCCATAGCGGCCCGCGATCGTATCGAGCACGGTGCCCACGGTGGTATCGCGCCAGACCTGTGTGCGGCGCTTGCGATAATCGCCCCCGAGATCGGCCGAGCGGGCGCGGATGGTGATGACGTCGGGCGGGCCGCTCTCCTCGACCTCGTCCACTTTGAAACGGCCCTTGCCCACAAGGCCGGTGGAGGGCCCGCCGACCTTCCAGCCCAGCGCCAGCGTCAGAATGCGCCCGGTCTCTGGCGCAGCGAGACGGCCGTCATGGTTGTGCAGGGTGAGCGAAAGTTCGTCAGCCTCGCCGCCGCGCTTCTCGGTGAGGGTCAGATCAAGGAACCGCGGGTTGACCTTGGCAGCGAGATCGGTGCCGTCATCGAGCAGCAGCTGCAGGCCAGCGACATTCGCGCCCATCTTCAGTCCACCCGCTCAAGCTCGATGGTGAAATCCACCGCGCGTGGCAGGCCACCGCCCATGATGCCTTTCTGCCCTTCTTCAAGCCGCACGATCTTGTAGTGGCCCAGCACGCGCCCGAGGCCATCGACCAGCGGATAGTCCTCACCGGTATCGGCCATGGCCTTGACGATCTGGATGGCGACGAACTGCCCGGCGACTTCGGGCACGAGCAGGCCCGAGAGCGTGATCGTATCTTCACCGGGGCCGACGTACTGGCTTGCCGGCCGCGCCATGAAGCGATCGGTGGTGGCATGCCGCCAGCTGGTGCGGCGCGACAGTTCCGAATAGGCCATGGCATCGACGCCGAACAGGAACATGCCCAGCGTGAGCAGGTGGCCGGGGGAAAGCGTGTTGGTGGCATTGATCGCTGCAGAAGCCATCAGCGGTCCCCTTCGTAAGTTCGACGGCCCTGCACGCCCTGCGCCCGTTCAAGCTTGCGCATGACGACGTTGGCGAGCTCTTCGACGCTCTGCCCCGGCGCGCCGTAAACCTGAATCGTGATGTTGCCTGCTCCGCCCATCGCGCCACCCTGCGCAACGCCGCCGCCTCCGGACGCCATGGGCGTGCGCTCGTACTCTTTCATGTTCTGGATGAGCGACTGGACCCCGGTCTGCGCCTGCGCATCTCCGAACAGCAGGGACAGTTTCGTCATGTCGCCGCGAGTCGCCTGCTGGGTCAATTGAGCGATGGCTTCGAGGGGACCCTTTCCGTCGGCGTAGGCTTTCTTCATCGCTTTGGGCAGATCGATGCCGAACTTGGCAAAGTTGGCAGTCGTTTCCTTGGCGTTGATCTTCATCAGGAGGTTATCGATGTTGTTCGCAGCTTCGTCGGCATTGCCGGTGGCGGTCCATGCGACCTGCAACGCAGCGGAGAGCTTGCCCACATCATCGGCGCCGCTCATTCCCAAGGCGGACAGGCGAGCGGTAAGGGTCGGGAAGCTTCGCGCCATGTCGGCAAACTCGAAGTTCCCTTCCTTGCCAGCAACGCTCATCATGTCGAGTACGCGGGCGGTTTCCTTGGTGCGGTCGATATCATCCTTGCCCAGCGGAATCTTGAGGTTCGACAGGGCGGAATTGGCAGCCTTAGCCAGATCGTTGATATCGGCGAAGTTCGCATGCGCGGCCTTGCCCAGTGGCTCCATCATCCTGAGCGCCTGTTCGGGGTTCACGCCGGATGCCGCAAGGAAATCTACGCCCCCACGCAGCTGCTCGGGAAGCATGCGCACATGCGGCGCAAGGCGCTGGATTTCGCCGCGCATCGCCGCCAGCTTTTCGCGAGAGAGGTTGGCCTTGATGCCGATCTGGGTCATCTGCTCCTGCGCGCGGGCATCAGACATGATGGGGGCAGAAACAATATCGGCGGCTTCCTTGATCGTGCCGAGGATAAGCCCTGCC